CAGTGTTTAAACCCCGCCCGGCGGATAATGGTGGATACGTTCTGCATGTTGAGCAGGTTGGCGTCGCAGTTTTCATCGCCCAGAATAAATTCGTCGATCTGCTCCACTCCGAGGATGTTGTTAATGTCCTGGTTGGATTTGCTCCACCACCATCCCTTTTCAAAATCGATGCGGGCGCGAAGCCCCGCCGCGAATGCTGAATACGGTCGGTAGACCAGCTGGCCGTCGGCGTTGCTGACCTGCACGCGTGGGCGCAGCAACTCGGTGCGCATGCCATAGGACTGACGGCGCTGCACCACCTCCTGCAGCGTGGCACCCCTAGCGCAGTCAACATACGCCACCGCCCGCAGCTTGCCCGCAACGGTCTCCAGCGCCTTGCCCACGGCATCATCCTCGCTAAATCCCGGCGCAATCACGATACGGGGCTGGTACGTCGTCACGGATTTGGCAGACGACAGTGCGCCGATCCCGGCCAGCACCGCTGCCCGTTGTTTTTCCGCGTTTTGCGCATCAGCGTTTTCAGCAACGCGGACCACCACCGTCAGGGCATTTCGCTGGTCGTTGATTTCGGTCAGCGCCTGTTTTAGCGTGCCCTTGTCACCCAGTCGGGACAGCATCGTGGTACCCACAATCGCAACTGGCGTATTCAGCGGGAACGGCTCATCTTCGCCGCCGGCCAGCTGCAGGCTAAACGGAGAGACAATTCCGCTGCCGGTTCCCAATGCCGTCACTTTCGTGTCCGCTACTGCATCGATGGCAGTAACTACGTCTGCAGGGGTTGCTTTCAGCTTGCCACTTTCATCACAGCCCAGCGTGATGCTCAGGGTTGTAGCAGCGGCGTCCCAGACGGCAGCCGTCTCCACCTCTGCGGGATTTTCCGCATCGGGAACGCCAGCCGTTGCGTTAACCACCAGAACATTGCCAGCTCTGCCGACGAGCGTCGCGGAAAACTCCACAACGTTGTCCAGTATTGGCGTCCCGACGGTACCCACTGCCGGACTACCAGCTGAGGCATCCGGCGCGGTACCCACCAGACCGATAATGGCCGTCTGGATCGTCGTGACCGCGACCGTACCCGACGTCAACTCGATCGTTTCTACACCATGTAAATTCGCCATTCATTTTCTCCAGGCATAAAAAAACCTGCCGCGGCAGGTCACATTTGTTGATTGGGGGGATTTGTGGTTCCGCCACCGTCACTATTTTCTTTGTGGTCATGCCGGTTATAGGTTTCGCGGATCCCGCTCATTTTTCCGGTACCGTCCGAGATCTCCTGTGTCGCCCCGATATTTCCGGCCACGCTCGTGTCGGAATTTATCTGCGTTTTCCCCTGAACAGTCAGGGTGTCGGTGATTTCCACAGGGCCGTCCAGCGTACCCTTACCGATGATTTTGTATCTTCCGCCCTCCGCCAGGGTGATGGTCAGTGCATGCGCGGCACGGTCATATCGGATCTCGGTACCGTCGCCGTACCGGGTAATATGTTCGCTGTCGCTACCCTCCGGTACCGGCAGTCCGCCGGTATTCCAGCCGGGAAACACCCGGCCATTATTCAGCTCGCCCGCCTCCGACAGCACCGTGACCGCATCGCCCACCGCATAAGGATTCGAGTCTGCCCGGTTCGTACCTGAAAAGCCCTGGCAGAGCGGCAGCCAGGTGGTGGTGATGTCGCCAAGGTCCACCCGGCATTTCGGGATACCGTCGTGCTTTACGGAATGAATAACACCACGCCGGACGATATTCGCCAGGCGGCGCTGCAAATCGCCCTCAATATCACTCATCGGGTTTGGCCTCGTAAATCAGCTGGTAATCGTCTACGTGCGCGCGACCGATATCCGGCGCCTTGCCAAGCCATGCCGATTTCAGCGGGGCATTCAGCTGTGCAAACGGATCGGCGCCAAAGGCGGCAGACTGGGTGAAGGAAATTCTCCAGACCAGATAGTCATCCATGCGAGGATCGAACTCATCGCGTGCCGCATCGATAAAAATGGCGGGCTCCAGATGCGTCAGGCCGAACTGCTGGCCGTCAATCCACTGAGTGATATCGGCTGCCGCCGTTCGAAGAAAAATTTCCGGCCTGCTGATGCCCACGCCTGCCGCATCCACGACAACGGATAAATCGCAGGAGAGATTTACGTTGAGCTGCCCCTCGTTGCCTCCGCCCTGCTCCCAGCTGTTAATGGAGAAATACACCGCAGGTGTGGTCAGTCCGGTAAATCGAGGCACGTTTTTTTCCGGATAGGCATCGGCGTCGCGCACCCAGTCAATTTTTTTCAGCGCGCCGGTGACGGCATCGTGATACTGGCCCAGCAGTAATGGCTCAGCCATGGTTCACCTCAGACAGAAATACGGGCTTTCACGCGCCCGCGCAGATCGGTTTCAAAGTGATGCATGAAAATCTCCATCGCCTCCGCAAAGGCGTTATCTTCGATGTAGTTCAGCATCGGCTCATAAATATCAACTTCCGCCTCGCGGGTGCGGCGCGTGTCAGGATCGCGAATAACCACCGTTCGCCTGTTCTCACGACGGGATCGTGCCACTTCCCCATTATCAAATGTGCGCGGGGTAAGCACGCTGCCCTTTGGCATAAACCCGGCATTGTCCGCCTGGCGTCGCGCCTTGATAAACCGTCCGGTGGATTTTTCACGTCGGGAATGGCGAGGCCGCACCCGCCCATTAATCCGACCTTTAAGATCTTTGACCTTGATGGCATTCAGGCCGAACCAGAGACGAAAGTTATCCAGTTTTGACTGAGATGCGCGATCAAGGCGAAAGGAAAGCAGGCGTCGACGAACAAGGTCCAGGCTGCGGGGGGCCAGCCCGTCCTTCAGGTCTGCCATCGCTTTTTTACGCAGGGTAGCGGCGGTACGTTTCAGAGCGCGGGAATACGCTGCCCGAAACTGCTTATGGGTGGCACCAATGTGCTCAGCTATCCGCCAGATGGCATCCACATCGATATCGACAGGTAAATCCCGCCGCAATCTGGAGTCACGCGCCATATCAGCTCCACTTATTGATGTCCGGCTGCACCTTACCCGGTGCGCCATACGCCAGCGTGACGCGGGTGCGGCCTTCTTCATTAGCCCCGACATGCGTCACACGATAAGCCGTGCCGTTGATTTCCACGCCGTGGTGCTTCTCAAGCCCCGCGATATCGGCGGTCATCGCGCTGAAGGCCGGAGAGCGATCCTGAATTTGCCCACCGCCGGGCACGTCAACCGGGGCATCGGGCGTCTCGAAAATCACGGTAACAGGCCGCACCTCAGCGTCGATGGTCAGTACGGCGGGCAGTGCCTCGGAAAAAGCCCGGGAGATCCGGGCATCCGCACGAGCCAGCCGGGCACGAAAGCGGTTCATCAGTATCCCAGCCGGATCGGAACAGCATCGACGTCCGCCGCAGCCGCAGCCCAGGCAGTACCCGCCAGAGGGTTCGGAGTCGCCGACTCACCCGCTTCCGCGGTCAGTTTGCCGTCTGCCAGATAGAGCTTCTGACCAACAGTGACCTCCTCCGCCGCTTTTGGCAGAACGAATACGCCCGTGGTGTGCAGCACGCCCCACAGCCCTGCAGGGATGTCATCGTGAGCGACGCCCACCAGCAAGCCAGAAAGCACGGCGTCCCCAGAATGAATATCAGTCGCACCGGTATTCTGAAAATCCAGGGTGTTGCCGTCCTGCTGATAATTTTTCGCCATTTTTTTCTCCAGAAATAAAAAGGAGCAGCACGCGCCGCTCCGTAAAAAAAACCGTCAGATGACGGTCATTATTTTTTGGTGGCTTTAACCATGCCTCGCCAGTCAAGCGGCGCCACCCCGGCATCAATGCGCACCTTGAAGGCAGCACCGTCAACGGTAAAGCCCTGCTGCTGCTCCAGATACGGCGTATCAATACCATCCAGATACGCTACCTCGATAGTGTCGCGTCCCTGCGCAGCGGTCAGGTAGAAATCGGTAGAGCTGCTGTCATCCAGACGCGCCTCAGAGGCCACGGTCACAAAGTTCTGGATCGGGTTCACGATACCGCTGTTGGCATCCGCGCCCGGCACGCTTGCAGACTTGATCAGCTGGTTAGCCCGGGACTCGATAGCCACTGGCGTCAGCATGTAGGCCGGGCGAATATTCAGACGGCGATCGCCGGATTTTTGCAGCAACATCGCCTTACGCGCCGTATCCAGACCTTCGATACTCAGGTCAGCGGAGACCAGGTTGCCGTGGTCAGCGTGGAACAGCGGCTTACCGTCCGACATTTTCGGGTTGCTGGTCAGCACTGCCCACACCAGATCGCCCACGGTGGCACGCGCAGCAAGCCCCATCGCCTGCGGGATACGGGTCAGCATGTCCAGGTCATCGTTGATGATGGTCTGGCGGTCAATGCTGAAAAGTTCGCCGTAGGTGGCCAGCGCAATTGGCTCACCGCGATCCTTGATGGTGACATATTTATATTCTGCCCCGGCGCGGACCTTGCGAAGCGATGCCAGTGATTCCAGACCAACGCGGTGCGCAGTTTTAAAATCGGTCAGCGTACCCTTGCGGGTCCACTGTTCGAATGACTCTGTGGCCTCATCCCAGCCCATCAGCGCTGCCTTGTGCGCCACGTCCATCAGGATATTGCCAAAGTCGCTGCTGCTGTGGGTAAACGCCAGACCGACCATCGCCTGCGCCGTCCCTGCGCCGGAGATACCGATGCCGCGATCGACGAGGGAGGCGCGCGCCAGTTCACGCAGGGTGTAACCGTTGTAAGAGTTATCCTTCTCGGCCTGCGCATAGCCCGCGCGGGTCATTACCGCAGCGCGAATAGAATCACCGACCAGATTGCCGTTACCGGCATAAAGGTGAACGGCCCCTGGACCGGCGCTCGGGGTGGTACCCGCCGCCAGCGCCTGCAGCAGTTTGTCGCGGGCCTTTTCGGCGTTGCAGGTGAAGTCGGCCAGGCATTCCGCCTTCAGCGTCGCGAAGGCCGGGAATGCCTCAAACACGGCTGAGACGGAACTCACTCGCTCCGCGTTCGCCGTCTGCATCTGCTGCTGCAACTGCTGGGCCAGCGCGGTGATATCGATGTTTGTCATCTGCGGCGCAGGCTGTTGAGGTGCTGGCGGATTATGGTTTGCCTGTACGGGCGCGGGTTTTTGAGGCTGATTCACCGGGGCTTCGGCGCGCGGCGTAAAAAGAGATTTGATCTGTTCTGGCATGTTCTGGTAATCCTTCAGTTTATTTTCATTCACACAGGCCGCGGCCTGCAGTTCAGGTTCAAGCGTGTCGGCAAAACCTTTTTCCACCGCCTCGGCACCGTTAAGCCAGGTCTCCGCTTTCAGCATCACCTCCAGCTCATCCTGCCCCAGCCCGGTTTTGTTCATGTAGGCGCTTAGCATCAGGGCTTCATTACGATCAAGCCAGTCGGCGTAGTCGCGCATGTCGTCAGAATCCCCGGCGATGCCGCCCCACGGTTTGTGGACCATGATCCAGGCATTTTCCGGCATGTGTACCGTGGCACCGGGCAGACAGACAATCATCGAGGCCATGCTGGCCGCCACGCCGTCCACCCAGATATCCACTTTCGCTTTCAGCCGCGACAGGGTGTTGTAGATGGCAAAGCCCTGCATCACATCGCCGCCGGGGCTATGGATATGCAAATCCACCGCGCTGGCGTCAAATACCCCCGCCGCCTTACAGTCAGCGACAAACTGCTGGGCAGTGATGCCCCAGCCGCCGATCACGTCGTAAAGGAAAATTTCAACACGCCCCGCGGCCAGCGCGCGGATCTCATACCAGCACTGCCCGTTTGCCGCATCGACACCCGCCAGGCTGGCGCGGGGGTTAATCATCATCGTCCGGCTCGCGCCGCTTATCTTTTGTTTCTGCCGCTGCATCTGGCATCGCTCCTTTGTCATTGGCGGCGTCGGAATCAAACACCAGCCCGTGTTGACGGTTAAATTCGGTTTCACGCAGCCGCTGGCGTTTAACCTCCTGCGGATTTTTACCCCGGGCGCGTGCCCATTCCGCTTCAGTACCCGCGCCGCCACGCACGATGGCTTTCCACGCGCTGGCCTCTTTACCCGGATCAATCCACGGCATCACAGGCCCGAGATAAAGCGCGTTATAGAGGGAATTCGGATCCACATCCGGCGGGACTTCGATGCCGATCAGCAGTGCCATCGCTACCCAGGCGCGGTAAACAGGACGGCTGTGCTGCCCGACAAACCACTGTTGCAGAACGTTGTAACCTTCGAAGCTTTCCACCAGCTCCTGGCGCTGGGAGCTGTAGGTGCCGTTAAAGTCCCGGGCAATACTGGAATAGCTGCCGCGCGTACCGGCGGCCACGGCCCGCATCTGCCCGTTCCGGAATTCATAGAGGTGTACATTCGGACGGTTTGACTCCACCATGCCCAGGTCCTCGCCGGGCTTGAGATCGTCATAAATCATCCCCGGCGCAATATCGTAGTGACGCTGGCCGCCAGGCGTTGAAAACTCATTTTCATCGCCAAGAGACTGCGCATCGCCACGCTTGATATAGAACCCCAGCGCGGCGGCAATACGGGCGGCCACGCGCTCGCTCTCTTCGTAATCCTTGATATCCGACAGCCGTGTAATTACACCGTGTATCAGGCTGATGCCGCGCAGCTGATGCAGGCGCTTCCGTTGCGCCAGGTGAAGCATGTTCTCGGCAGACACAGTTTTAAGGTCGGCGCTGAACCGCGTCATGTTTGCAGGATGATATTTG